AGCCTTTAAGGACTTTGCGGCAGCGTCAACATCTGGAAGCGATGGGTGAGCGACAGCTAAACCGCTAACTGGTTCTTCAGGTAAGTCAAGAGGTGCAACAGGAGTTGAAGGCGCGTCTGGAACGATAGGCGCAGGAATGACTGCCGCATCATCCACCTCTACGCGAAGTTTGACCACGCCCCCTTCTTTGCCAAGAAACACGAACCTCCGACCCCGTGGCAGAAGAACTTCCTTTTGATAGGCGAAGTAGCCATCGCCTTGTGCCCATAGTGGCAGTCCCGACATCCCTTCGCCCATTTCTATCTCTAACACCACAGGCTTGAGATTCATCTCGGCAAGCTCATCTATCAAAGCGTCGCGAGCCGCTGCCGTTGACGAGGTTGAAACGAACCCTTTGTCAACCCACTCAGTCTTGCCACTGTAGAAACTCTCAAAGTCGTCCTCGTCAATAACTCGATAGACCTTAGTACCCTTCGGTATGACGGGTGCTTTGGCAAAGATGTTGTCGAGGTCGTCGATAAGTTCCGCGTCTACCGACCGAAGCGGCGTGCCGCGCCTGAGGGGGTCGTTCACCATGCGTGAATCACCGACATAATCTTGAAGCGCATCCTTTTGCTTCTGGGTCAACGATTTGTTGAACTCGTCAACATCACTCCATGGACTCCAAGCGGGGCTTGGGCTTGGCGTAGGTGAAGAATCGGCAATCGACGCAACAGGCGGTGCAAAGGGAGTCGCGGGTACTGGATCGGGAATGATAGGCGCAAGTACTGGCGTTGGAGCAATAGCGGGCACTGGATCAACAACCGCAGGGATCGGCACTGGCGCGGGCGTGGGCTTCGGCGCAACAACTGGTTTTGGTTTGGGCAGTGGCTTCGGTTTGACTGGAACCATTGGCGCAGCCGGAGAAAGCGGTGGCGTAGGCGGTAAGGGCGTTGGAGTAATCGGGGCCGCAGGCGGCGGAGGACTTTGCGGAGGCTTCGGTGGTTTGGGCGGGCCGCCATCGGAAACAAACGCAGGCACAGGGCGTCCACGATCTTCCCATGTACCAATGCCTTCGCCGCCTTTCAACGGTAGCGCTGGCGTACTTCCATTCTCTTGACGGAAGCCGCTGGCAGTAATCGCGCCCGTGTGATTGATGTGGAACTGCAAGTCGCCCGCATACTCAATCGGCACGTTCTTGATGTTGCAAGTCGGCGTGCCGCGAAAGGTCGGGATGCCTTGCTCGATAGCCTCGCAGCCTTCAACGCTAACGTGCGTTACCACAGCGCTGTCCTTCATCGAACGAATCGCCGCGCGATCAGCGATCCTACCCATCTCAGTCCGCACAATCGTCGGTACGCGATTGGTTCCAATTTGAGGCAGCTTGCGGCGAACTTCTTCCATCACCTCACCGGGACTCTTGCCGTCGTCAATCGCTTTGGAGATCAATCGTGCCAATGAGGTCTGAGTGGTTTTGTTGATCCGTGTAACTTGCGTGGCGATCTCGTTAACATTCTGCTGCATCACCCGCTTGGAAATCACCGAGGGCTTATCACCCGTTAGCAGCGTAGTGGTTTTGTCGAGAATGTCATCCGCCACCGATTGCATCACTGGTTGAATGGTCGCCTGCACATCTTTGCCAAGAATACGAAACGCATCATTGATTGCTTGCGCCCACAGTTCGCCATGCTGCTCGACTTGCAAAGTTACCACGGCCTTTGCGCCGCGCGTTGCAGGCACGCCCGCATAGCGTTCAAGACTGCGTTCAAACAATTCCACCACTCGTTCCACCTGCCCGCGCATCACTGCGGTCAGTGGCTTGGTCAGCATGCGCGCACCTTTGGTTTTGGCGGCGCGTTGAACATTCAACAAGTCCTTGCTCAGTTGCCGCCCATTGTTGGTCAGGAAAGCCTCCATTGTCCAGCCGCCCTCAGGCCGCTTGCTTTTTGCAACTTTTGCAAATACCCGCGACGGTGAAACAAAGTGCCGACAGCCGCACTGCGGCTTGCATCGCGTAAGCGGAGTTGCGCGCTGGTATCTCATAGGGTTTGCGGCGGATCGCCAGCCCCAGTCATCCCTGCAATGGCCATCGGCACCAAGCCGATTTCAACGAAGAATTGATCCAAGTACGGGTCATCAATCCGTTGCAAGCCTGCCTTTTCGCGCAACTCATTCGGAGTCATCGCGCCGAGCTTGACCATAGGGCCATAGTCCTTGAGCGTTTGCTCCACGTCGATTAGCCCGCTCATGCTGTAATCGTAGCGCAGGTTGTCACCGTAGGCTTTGGCAATGCCACCCGCCATGTTGATGCGGCCAATCAACAGGTCAAGCAACGGCACGCACTCGTACTTGCGGAAGTTGATGTCGTCTTGACGCGCAGTGGCATAGTTCGCCGCGCCATTGATACCAGCCACAGACAGCGGTACGCCATGAATCAGGAAGATTTGTTCGACTGTCCATTTCTCGCGTTCAATCGCCTGCATCTCCTGCATGGTCAGGCCGAGCTTATGGTATGACCAATCACCATTGAGGAAGGCAGTCTTGCCAGCATTGTTCTTACCGCCGTACTCGAAGTTGAACTTCTGGCGAAAGGCTTTCCATGCGCCTTCATCCTCGATCACTTCCTTCTTGGTCAGAATGCCAGAGGGCATTGCGCCATTCTCAAGGAACTTTTCATCCAACGCGTTGCGGTTGATGTAGCTCGACAGGGTGTCTTGCGAAGGCTCGACATCGCCCATGCCCATAATCAAGTTGTTGGGGTGCGGGCGGCGGAATTGAAGAATCTCCTCAGGCTTAAAGGCAATCGTCTGACCATTGACTTTGTATTTCCAACCTTTGACTTTCAGTTTCGGGTCAGGATCAGCCTCGACGTATTGTGGCAGTAACGGGAAGATTGCCTTTGGCTGGCCAGCGCCGTTGACTTCATCCTTCAACCAATAAGCGGTACCCGTCAGCTTCATGTGGAACGTCCACATGTAGAGCAGCTCTTCCCATGAATCAAATGGGTTGGGCGTTGACAAGAACATCGCCAACGGATGGGTTTCTGGCAGTAGTTGGTCTTCGGCATTTTCGCCGCCCAGTTGAATCGCTTGCACTTTGGCAGAGACCAAGACGTTAGCCACCAAGTGGCAGGCGCGAAACGATGCCCAAACTTTTTTACTGCCAGCGTCGATGTACGACTGGAAGTCGGCCAGCTTAGAAATGGTCACGCCAACGCGTTGTTCAATGAAGCTGCGCTCCTTGGTATTGGGTATCCGCGACAATACTGTTTTCTCCGCAATGCTGAACAGCTCGCGCCGATCGTTGTCGCTAAGATCGGAAAGCTGTGCGGGCGTATTCTTGAAGATCCAGAAGGGCATAAGGAAAAGAAGGAAAGTGAGGTCAATGATTCAACGCTTTGCCTTACTCAGCCGCGTCCGATACGGGTGCCTTTCCTTCGTCTTTCGGGAAAGCGACCTCTAGCACTGGCGCAACTGGCTCGGGCGTTACTGTTTTACCGCAGCCACCGCAACCACCGCCTAGTGCCGTAAGGCGCACGTTTGGCTGCGGAGACCAAACTGGCTGAATCTTCAAGCTGGCTACATCTTCGCTTAACAGTTCATTCAGCGACTGTCGAAACTCAGCGGCGATGTAAGGTACTTGCAGTGACAAGCCTTGGTCAAAACCAATGTCGGTAAAGCCGCGCTCAAACTCAGGGTGGGCGTTGGCAAAAGCCGCCGCCTTGCTAACGGAAATGACAAGGTCTGGCGAACCAGCGAGTGAGGTTAACTGGGACTTGAAAATGGTTGGCCAATCGTTGGTGGTTTTAAGCCAATCGATCGTCGCCTCCGTCGCACTTGTCAGTGTTTGAAAGTCAGACAAGTGCAAGGCAAGATTCTCAAACGCTTTGCCACCGTAATCAGCCACCTCTTCGGGAGTGAACTCGTCACATGGCTTGCTAATGGTCAGCCGTACCGCGCTCACGAACCGATCCAACGGATTACGCACAAGTACAACCACGCCGTAGTCCTCGAACTCAGGCGGCAGTCCGCCATCCTTTTTCAAGTCAGCGGCATTTGCAAAGCGTGCAAATTGTTCCAAGGGCTCGGCCTGAAGCATGTGCGCAAAAGAGCGATTGGCGCAGCGTGGGTTCTCGATGAGAATGAGCTTATGTAAGTGACTTACTTGCATGGCGGCGACGGTGACACGATTCGCAGGAACATGCAAGTCCTTACTTGACTTTGCGCGGCAGGGGCTGGAACTGGCGCTTGCGGCGGGTTGCGGCAATCAAGAACTCGATGGCTTGGTCAGTCTGCTCAATCTTAGTCACCGCCAGCGTATTGCCATTGCGTTTGAAAGCAAACAGGGCATCAGCATTGGGCTGGCGCACCGCTTCATACAGTACGCCTAGGTCAAACTTCACCCCGTCGATCTCCACCACAGTTTGCGGCGGCAAGTGCAAGGCAATCCCCGTCGGGACTTTGATCGTGCGCGCCATGCTTAAACCACCTCGCGCTTGGCCAAAATCTTGCTTTCCTGAATCAGCACATAGTCGACGCCTTGCAGCACGATGTGAGTACCCAAGTGCGAGGGCACATACACTTCGTCGCCCTCGCTAACGCGCTCACAGGAATTGCCAGCACGGGCAACTTGGCCCCAAGTCTCAGTCGTTTGCGAGAACTCAGGAATGGCAATACCGCCATCGCTTTCGGTTTTGCGGTTGTCCATCTGTACGAGGACAAGGTCATTGATTGGAAGCAGTGTCATAGGTGCGCGGAGGTTAATGGTGGTTGAGCCACGGCGCAATGACTTTTTGCAAAGCGTGCAAATAAATCAGGCGAGCAACAGCTTCGGCAAAGGCTTGGTCAATTCCTCATGCGCAATCGACACCGCATCCACTTGGTCGTCATGTATTCCTTCGGGGAATTGCTCCAACTCTTCGACAAACTCTTTTGTCCATGCGCCGCGCACCACTGTTACGCGTCCGGCCTCGATCAAGTTCAACCACGGTTGCGCCCGCAATAGTTTGCCGCCTTTCGGTGGGTTGCGCTTATGCACGGCGACTTCTCCCAGCAAGGCCGCTTTGACATCTTGATAGATTGCATCAAAGCCACCAACGCCTTCCACCGCAATGCGCAACACATTCATCTGCGCGCGGTCGCGCATGGCTTGCTCAATCATTTGGCTGCGCACCTTTGCCCACGCCCACTGCCGTTTGAAGATGTCGACGATGTAGAACTGATCGCCATCCCAGCCACATAATGCACCAGCGGTAAAGTCGGCGGATTGCTTTTCAGTAATGGCCAAGTCCCAGCCGCGCGTCAGTGTCAAGCCTTCGGGCAGTTGCGCGCGTTCAATGTATTTGAGCTTCGATAAGTCAGCTTGACCAGACGAGGCGGTGCGCGGGGTGCCATCATACTGACTCGACCACTCATAGGCGGGCAGCGCCGCTTTAAGCCCCAGCAAGAATGATAATGGCCTTTCCTGCGGGAATAACGGATCACCTTCGGCGCGACTCAGTGGATCGTTGGCATCGGCAATAGCTTTCAGATTGGTCACTTCAAAGGCAGACGATCCTTGTCCTTCCGCTTTCAGTTGCGCCACATAATCCTCGCTGGTCAAGTGACCGATCAAGTCGTTCGGATGCCAGCGCGTACCGATGATAAACACTTTGGCGCTTCGGCTCAAACGCGTTGCACAGTCTGCAAAGTACCACTCGATGACCCGCCTGCGCTGCAATGGCGACTCGGCTTCGGCGCGTCCGGCGTGCGCGTCATCAATAATCAACCAATCCACCTTGCGACCCGTTAGTTTTGAGCCAGCGGACTTGGCAATGATCGACGATCCATTTGAAAAGTACACGCTGTCGGCGCGGTCGCGTCCGAACACGGGCGCAATGTTCGGGAAGACCCGCACATACGCGGGCAGCTCCATGATGTTTTTGATTTCGCGAATGAAGTCAGTAAGCAATGAATGCGAGAAACCAGTAATGGCAATGCTAATTCCCGGTTTGCTGCCAATCAACCATGCTACCGCGCGCACTGCCAACAAGCGGCTTTTACCATGCTGCGGCGGAACGCTAACCGCTTGGCGCGATGCGGCTGCGCCATCGGCTACCGCTTGAACGCGAGAGGCTAGGAATTGATGCAAGTCACCAATCACATAAGATGCCGCCTCATTCTGCGGAAACACCACGTGCAAGAATGACAGGAAGTCGCCACGCGCAACCATTACCAGTTGCTTGTACAAAGTTAAAAACGCCGCGTCGTCTAGCGGCGGCGCGGCTTCATCAAGCGATGACTTTTTGCGAGGCATCCAAGATTACTTCAGCTCAACGTCCTTGTTATTCGCGGCAATGCGCGAGGCATCGGTAAAGGCGGCAGGAAACGCGCGCATGGCCGCTTGCAAGGCTTTGCCAAGCGCGTTGCCGCTCATCTCTTCCCGCGCATCACCAACGATTGACACCTCACCTTTCAAGGGTTGATCGGCTGGAGTGGTCAATTCAACGCGGGTTGAATAACCGCGTCCACGACCCTTGGTCGAAAGGTAAAAAGTAATCGCTCGCGTATCATTGTTTTTCACGTTCTCCAGCAACTTGCGCTCAACGAAGTCCAACTGCTTGTGGTCGATCTCTTTGACTTTGCGCTGGAACTCAAGGTCGCTATCCATCCATTCGTAGATGGTGCGGCGAGGAATGCCAGCTTGCTGCGCGGCGTATGAGATAATGCCCAAGTGCTCGTCAAGGATCGTTAGAAACCGCTGCTTGTCTTCCGCCTTTTTGTTTTCACGCTGTTCGGCCAACGACGCTGTATTCTTGGCCTCGTTAATAACGACGCGCCTCCTCCGAACTACTGGGGTTTCTTTGGGCTTTTTCATCGCGTTTCTGCTAGTCGAATCAAATTGAGTACTTCACCTCGGGCTGAGGTACATTCACGGAACACCCCTCGCATCGCTGAAGTGACCATCCGGCCATCTTTCTTTACGCCGCGAAAACATTGGCATGTATGCCTTGCGCGAATCACCACCGCGACACCGCGAGGGCTTAGTTGATTTTCCAAAGCGTCGGCAATCTGCACCGTGAGTCGTTCTTGAACTTGGAATCGTTGCGCATAGCCATCGAGTAGTCGCGCCAGCTTGGATAAGCCGACAACGCGACCGCCAGCTCCGGGTAAGTAAGCGATAAAGGCGACCCCATCAAACGCGGCCATGTGATGTTCGCACAATGAAACGAACGGCAACGGCCCTGAAAGTATCACTTCATCGTACCCCGACATCCCCGCGCCTTCATCGTCGAGCGTGAATCGCTTATTCAGGTGCGCTTGCGGGTCGCTGTGGTAGCCAGCGGTCAACTCGCGCATCATCTTTAGAAACCTCTTGGGAGTCTCCAGCAAGCCTTCGCGCTTTGGATTTTCACCCAAGTACTGCAACACCCGCCGGATGTTATCCTCAGGCCCATTGACTTCGGTTTGTTCCCATGGGAACTCAATCCATTGACCATGATAAGGTGAGGCGGCGTCGCGTTTATCGAGCAGCGCGTAAAAAGGTTTGGATGGATGATTGCTTGCCGCCTGTTCTTTGGTTGAGCCGGAGTCGACCAAGTCGTCGATAATAAGGTCGGCTTGGTCGGCGCTTTCAACCGCGCGCAAAGCAGGGATCAACGCAACCGCCATGCAGCCGCCGCGAGGCACGCCGTACGCGGTGAGTTGATCCAGTGGTTTGCCAAAGTCGCGAGCAATGGTTTCACCAGTCGCCTTAGCCAAGGCGCGGCAGTCGTCCCATGTGAGGGTTAGTTTATCTGTGGTTGTCATAGAAAAATTGCATGGTTTGCAAATCAATAGCCTCTGGCGGGATCTCCTCCCAAAGGTGCGAGTGAAGACGCGCGCGTGTCTAACGCATCGGCGCGGTACAGTTTGTGCATCTGCCAGCCCGCGCGAAACGGGTCGCCGTTTTTAACGATTGCGGTTGTGATGCGGTTGAGGACTTCGCTGTCATCGCGCTTGCTCCATTCTGGGTGTAACCAGACAGGGCGCGACTTTTGAATCACCTCAGGGCCAGCGATCTCAGTCAAAGTAGCCAGCCAATAGTCGAGCGCGTCGACTGAGTCGATAATCAGTTTAAGCTCAGCGCATTCATTCAACAACTCGGCAATAGGCAAGTGCGCCCGCTTTGGTGAAATAGTAATCCAGTCGAAGGCGGAAGGGTCTTGGTAAAAGCCGCCGCAAGTTTCTACATGCACTGGGAAGCCGACATCTTTGCACATCCGCGCAAATTCAACAAGGTTGCGCTGAATCATTGGCTCGCCGCCAGTCAGTACCACGAACTCAGGATCGGCGGTGATGACTTCTTGTAGCAATTCACCCAGCGGCATGCGATTGATTGCGGGCGGCATCCAGTCAGGGTGCCAAGTTCCGGCAGAATCGCACCACTCACACTTCACGGGGCAGCCCATGGTGCGAATAAAGAATGCCTTGCGGCCTGCGTGAACGCCTTCGCCTTGAAAAGTGAGGAAGCGTTCGTGGACGGGTAACGTTAATGTATTCATGCGGAGTAAGTGGCGCTGTTTCTTGAGTCTTCAATCACGCGAACTTTGACGACTGATACTCGGCCATCGGTCTGCGCAGCAAGCAAAGAATTAACTGTTTCAAATAACCATCGACTCAACCCTTCGCTAGAGCAATCTGGCAGTGCAATGATTTTGGCGAATGGGCCAGCGCCGCGATCACCGGGTTGCGTATCAAGCGCCGAGCGCAAGTAAGGAAGATGCGGGTCATCGGCGTTGAGTACTAAGGTATGGTCAAAACGATCTTCAATCCATGCGCGAAGCCATTTCAGTTTTCCGAAGTCGATGACGAATCCACACTCGTCGAGCGTATCGGCGGCGAACTCAAACTCGAACGACCAGTTGTGGCCATGAATCCAAGCGCAATGCCCGTCGTGATTAGGCTGACGGTGGGCGAAGGGAAGGTCGTCGTAGCGTTTAGAACAAGTCAGTATCATGCAGTTAGCTTGGTTTAGAGTTGGCTCTCTCCCATTCGGTCTTAGCCTTTAGGGCGTAAGCGAGGGTGGCTTCCCAGCCATCGCGATACTCAATCGGATCGATGCGTCCGATTTCATGGAAGGCCAATACGCGCTCCACGTCACTGCCCGTTCGACCATCCGCTAATCCTTCCAAAGTCGGGGCATAGCTGGTAGAGGTATTACTAAGTACCTCGTCAAAATCTAGGCCAAGCCGCTGGCAAGCGTCTACTCCTACCCGCAGAATCGCCGCCTTGTCTAAATGAAGGAAGGGTAGATCAAGTTGAACTTTTTCACCGTCCCAGTTTCCTATCACGTAGGCGCGATGAATCGCTTCAAAAAATTCAGGACGGCAATCAGGGTAAATGTCATGGTCGCCCGCATGAACCCCTAATGATAGCCCTATCGTTTCGTCGCGTTCGACGGCAATCGATAGCGCTTTAGCGAAACAGAATGATGAGAAAATCGCATTGCGGTTTGGTACTACCGTCGCTTTCATGTTTTCGTCGGCGTAGAACCCGGTGGGGCAATCAACCTCTGCCGTCGTTAGCGCGCTGTTTACAAGGACTCCAAACGGGACATGCAGCCTAACGTGATGGAGCGGTAGGGACGCTTTTTGGAACAGGGCTAGGTTGGCATCTAGGCGCTCCAGTTCGAGGCGATGCTTTTGTCCATAATCAAAAGACAGCAGGTAAAGCTCGCGGCCTTGGGCTAGGTGATGAAGGGCGAGGCAGGTCGAATCCATGCCTCCACTGATCGATTGTACAAGGGTGGTCATATTAGTTAGTAGGTGAGTTGATGCTTAACACAGGAGAGGTCGGATAGTTTAGA